AGGAATGGGTATATGGCTTCGGCACTAACAGTATCAGCAAGCCCACCAACTAATCACACTCTCACATTAGGTTCAGCCAGCGCCACCACTACCACTCAAAACGCATCAAGTGCTCTTAAATGGCTCTATGATACTTACGGGAATCTCGTTGTGGAGTTCCACGACTCTAACGAAAACTTGTTGGGTTCGAGCATCATAACTAATGTTGCTTGGTCAGGCGTAGGGAACGCTACTGAACAGACCGCTCAAGGTTGGTTAGGAGGTGCTGGCCCTGATGTAAATGCCGCAGACGCATCATCGGGGGATGACTTCGGAGATGTGGATTTAATAAAGGCTGCATTTGGATATAGACACGGTGAGTTATACAAGTTTGAGGATAGCGTAGTAGGTTCTGGAGGACAACCAGGCCCTGCTAACTACGAGGAACTTTGGGATGGGAGAGTCATACTAAGAGTGAATCACGACACCATTGCTAACATGAAGACTGGCTATTCAATAGAACTCGGTGGATTCGATAGCGAATTAGATTGCACTGGTATTGATGGTGGTTGGATTCTTGAGAAGGTATCGGCAACAATGAACTCAGGCACTAACAGATTAGGACAAGAATATGCTCTAAGCGGCTTCGATTGGGCTCCATCGTTCATAAACCCTGAAGGTTCATGGGATTACTTCGGTTGCAGTTCATGGAATGGAACAAACTCTTGGGGATTGGCTTCCAGCACCAAACATAAGGTGTGGAGAGGTATTGGGTTTTTGACCGACTATGGAAATGATTACCAGAATATGTATTTCCTGGTAAAGCCTGGAGAAAGAACTCATTTGACTTGGGCTGAATTAGGGTTTGATACTGCTGAAACCAACACAGCAAACCCAGCGTTTTGTCCTCCAGCACCTAACACAGAAACAGACCATTCAGATGTAACTCCCGACATAGCAGGAACATGGTTGAAACACGGTGATGTAGTAGTGACTATGCCCTCTAAGTTTGGGCCTAACAGAACAATACCTGCTGGAAGTTATCTGAAGGTTAGGAACATATCAAGTGATTTCAAACACTGTTGGGTTCTATGGTCAGATATGAGAAACGATGGAACAGCAGATGCTGATGGAGGAACACGGAAGAGTGAGTTTGGCTTGCTATTACCTACCACTGAAAACTATTCATTGGATTTATCATTTACAGACCAAATAGTCGAAGGGTCGAGAGATTCATGGCTAAACATAAAGGCCGGTCAAGACTGCGATATATGGAATGTTAGCGCATTAACTGAACCAGTAACTGGTAGCACTTGGGCGGCTCAGACTGGTGGTTCTAATAGTGAAGGCAATTCTCTTTATCACAATTGGGAAAATAAAGCAGGGTCTTTCATAGTGATAGACATGAGCAAGTTTTTGAACATGAATACAGAAAGTTCTGGAGGACAAATAGGTCTATCCAGTGGGGGCAAGAAGGACATGGGAGACTATATCACCACAAGCGCAGGTAAATCAATGCTATGTGATAATTACTGGAAGCAAGCCGCTGCCAATTTCATTATGCCTGGAACAAAGAGCCAGTTTACTATGAATGAAAATTACCAATACTGGAATCAAGCAACCACCTTAGTTACTCAAAGTATTAGGATTGGAGATACAGGTATATTTGTCGAAGATGTTAGCGAGTTCCCCTATCAAGGGTTCGGTCCTCTTAAGGCATATATGGGTGACGAAATAGAGGAAGAACATTACATATCTTGGTTCGGTAAAGAGACTGGAACAGGACCAAATGGTGAAGATGCTCTATTAAATGTGTATTCTATTAGCAAGGAAGATTTGATACAGGCGGCTCAAACCTACACCAATTCTCAAAGCACAAGCGGACTTCCAGTAGCAAGTTGGAGACAATTTAGAGAATACTACTTGAGCCTAAAGAGCCTTGATTCCGCAGCCACAGCATCAACAAGTCAGCATTTGAAGATGAACAGCGGATTCTTGATGACTCAAGACCCATTGGCTCAAGAACAAGCATTCGATTCGGTGCAAATAGGCTCAACACTAAGCGAAAGATACCCTCTTAGATTGATGCTCAACATGGATGGCTTCGCTAAGAGCACTAATTCAAATACATATTACCTATCAGACCAAATGAGATTTTTGGCTTCTATGGCTCTCACAGATAATTGGATGCAGACCTACGGCCTTAATTGTTTTTGGGATATTGGGTCAGTACCGATGACGAAGAACTTTATTGTCCAACCAGAAAAAGGTATGGCAGACACCACTTCAACACTCGATGACTACGGAGGAGTATCAGATAATAGGAACAGCGATGTTCTAAGTCTGGTGAAGAAGATTCAAGAGTTGACTAAGGTTGGAGATACTAATGGGTCTGCTTTGAGATTCAATTACTTAGCAGGTAAAGATGGTAAGTTGGATATGAGGCCTACATTCAATAGTGGTATTATTCTGAATACTACCAACACAAAACTCTCAAAACACAAATACAGCAACAAAGCAAACTTCACTAATGTTCGAGTGTATTATGCTGGTGGTGGCTCGTTTGTTGATTACCCTACCCCAACAACAGGAACACAACCTTACAGATGGAAGGTAATAGACATGGGAGATGTTATGTCTTCTGAAGAAGCGAGGAAAATTGCTAAATCTCAATATCAAGCAATGGGAGTATCTAACCACGAAATCAACCTCGAAATAATCAAGGACAATTCGTATGGAGATGAACCCTTTGAGGGGGATGACCTCATGCTTGAAAGAGGAAGGTATGGCTACATAGCAGATTGTACTCAACAAACCTTCGGTGATGGAGAAAATTGGTTCGGGCATCATTTAGGCACTACTGCTAAGGCATCAACTTTATTTCCTGGAATGGTTAGTGCTATGGATGGAAACCTCGATGGCTACAATTCCACAATAGCATCTGGTAATCTCTCTAATGATACTGGAGTTCACGGTAATGGTGTATCAGACCTTTACCCCGTAGGCACTTTTTCAGGCAATGTTAGAGATGCTTGGGATGATTCCACAGTGACTGGAGATACACAAAGGAATGACGACGCATCAGTAGTAGGAACGAAAGTCCCCTGGCATCAGTGGTTTTACTGGCATGGAGCAAGAAGTGTATCACAAGCAGTACAAGTGGTGAATATACCTCACAATATGCCTCTTGTTAGTGCTACTACAGGAGAAGAATTGAGAATATCCATCATGTTGAAGCCAGGCCAAACAGGCGGCGCTTCCGCCATAGACACAGCACAATTCTATGTGGTGCTAACAGACTGTGCTAAGGACAGCACCTGGAAAAACCACTCACCAACAAACACTACAAACGAGAATGGTTATACTAAGGCTCTAATCAATGGTAATGGGTTCGTGCAGATTAAAGTGCCGAGCGCGTATGTGAATGGAGTATCTGGCTTCGATGCTAACTCTTTAATAACACTATCAGTAAACTACGACTACTTGGTGGATTTGCTACGCTTCAGGACCCACAACGATGACGGAGATACCAATAGGCTTAGGAATGCTCACGAAACAGATTGGTTGAACGGCATTACTGATAACGGAACATACAACCCTAATTCAATTTTCCCTCTTGGCGCAAGAATATACTCACAATTTGGAAACTTAGGAGGGTTTTACACCATGTCCTTTGCTCCGAGATTACACATCGTCAAGGACTTCGCCTTTACACCTGCTTCCACCGTGAAATATCAAGATGCTAATGCTGGCTACGATTCTCAAACCAGCCTATCCATAAAGAACATTTCATGGAGCATAACCAATAGGAAGACTGAAAAGGTATCTCTACTCTTAGACCCAGATGAAACAAGATACAGCGAAGACTTCTATGGTTGGCTCGCTCCCAAACTACCTGAAAAGGTGACGATAGAATGGCCTGAACACGGACAAGACGATAGAGGAGATAGTGGTGGTGAAATCCAACAAGAAGGAGATGGGTCTAAGGATTATCAAGACGAGTCTGATACACAGTATGATTACGATAGGGACTCAACAGAAGCAGATGTTTATGATACGGCAACTGCTGGTGGAGAGTCCTTCACGACTTCTTCTGGACCATCTGGCAACAAGAATAGGATGCAGATAGATGGCGGGATTAGTGCTGATACTGGAGATATATTCGGTGCGAGCAAGAGGCGGGGCGTTAGGTCAGAATCAGTCACCATTGATGGCCTGTCGTTCGGAATAAAAACTTCCGGCAGAGCAGTCGATACACCAAACGGGATAGTTTTCCCTGGGGCTGGCAGTAGCGATAAGATGGTTGGGGAACATGAGATGCTAATCAATTTGCCTGAATCTAATATGTATTCTGGAATCACCATAGAAGCGATAGTCAGCCTACCCGTAAATACTGCTACCAATAGGGCTGTTTTATACGCGGACTTAGAATCCACCACAACCAATATGACTGCCTCTTCAACATCAACAATTGCTCAACACAAGATTCAAACGGTGCTAAATGAAGGAGCATTACCCTATTCAGACGGCACAGATATTAACCCTTCGACCTCCAGAAAACATGGTGGTGCAGTTCTAAGGAAATCAGTAACGCTCTTTTCAAAGGTGAATATGTCTGGGACTCAAGAAGCAGGTTCAGCACTTAGATTGAAATTGTATAGGTCGGCAGGAGAAGGAGACGACAATGCTACATACACAGCACTGACTGTGCATTCTATCAAGGTCAGATACAAGAAGGTCTTGGGAAGAGAATTATCTCAAGCATCTTCCTTCTCAATATGATTCTCTCAATTTGAGAAGCATCCTTGCCTTTTGTCTGCCTATGCCCTTTATTCTCATCAAGTCCTTTTGAGATACTTTCGAGCGGAGCATTTGAGGCAAACCACCAAACTCTTTCATTAGGTCTTCTGCTATACGAACCGATATTCCAGATAGAGAAGATAGTGCTTGTATTCGAGGGTCTTTACTCATCTTAGGTAATCTGCTGGATGCGACAGAAGATATTTTCTCCTGAGTAGCAGAGCGACTAAGGAATAAAACGAACTCATCCATAGTGTCGAATTGCATAAACTTCAGGTTAGGATAACGCCTGTGTAAATCCATCTTGTAATTCAAAATGACTCTTTGCATACGAGCAGCCTGCTTCGCATACATTTGCCTGCTGGATTTGCCTCTAATGTAAGGTTTGAGTTGAGTCCCATAGACTACGAGCATTGCGTCTTTGTAGGAGTTTTGTAAGTCATCGAGTTGGTCGTTGATAGTTCTGGTTCTCCCAACACCTACTATGCTGTTGTATAGGTCATTGATTTCTTTAGCCTCTATTCCGAGACTACCTATCACATAGTCCCCGCTTTCCAGACGCTGGACTTTGGCTTGCCCCATGCTATCGAGTTTTCTATCACCGAGAGCCATAGTCAGTTTGTTGATGACCTTCGGGTTCTCTCTATCGTCTATCAATAACAGGGCCATACCCCCCCTACTAAGCGCAGGCTTATCAATGTTTAGATGAAGCAGTCGCCATCACCACAACAGGAAACCACCTTGTTATGGCAGTTGATACAGGCTTTAGAACCATGCACTTCAACAAAGCCTCTATCACTTAGACACATAGGACATCTCATATCAGACTGCTGCTGCTTCATTCATCTTCACCGTTCCATCATATCGCCAGCATTTTCCTGTGCATAAATTACGCTGAACGAACCAAGCACATGAGGGAGTGCGAACATATTTCAATGCTGTCCTAACACCCCGTCTGGTTATGCCTTCGTTATAATCCCTCCAACCAAGAGTCGAAATGAAATCAACTATCTCATTCTCAACTTCCTTAGTTTGTTCTGGGCTTAGTGAGTCTGGGTGGGCGAACCATCTAAGGTTCTCTCCCATGTGTTGCACAAGAGCAACTCTAACATGGTGTGGTGGGTTTGAAGTCCTGATTGCTACATTCAGACAATCCGGCAATGGAACACCATTTGCTCCCCCTACTTTGTAGTCCTGAGGAAGCGTGTTCTGGGGGAGAATATCCACCGGATGCACCTTCACCCATTCTGATAGGCTGAAGCCGTCAGCGATGGCTTCCTCACCCCTTAATGGGCAATATATTCTGTTATCTTTGGTGGGTCTATTCGGTATTGGTTCTCCTGATAGGAAATTGTCGAGTTTCATTACAACAGCCCACCTTCCCCTCTTTGGGTTGTAGGTGTCTGGAATCCTTGTAATCTTCTCAGGATAACCCACACCATCTAAGGTCTGTAATCCTCGACCCAACATGGTTTCATATCGCTGAATAGCATTACCCCACTCACGGCCACGAAAGACCTCATTGAATAATTGATAAACATGAACTCCCCTGCCCGTAGCGACAATCCTAATGTTTCTCTTATTGACTCCGTTTTCTTCCAATCGTCTAACTAACTCTTGAGAATCAAAAAGTGCCTGTTGTGTGTTGTCGTCGTCGGGGGAGTCGAAATCCCACCACGCCTTGTCGAGAACAGCAGACGAATAATCAAACTTCCAGGGTCTGTTTCTAAGTGTCCTTTCAAACGAATAGAGGGAAGTGTAGCAAGATGCTCTTCTGTTTAGATTCTTGATGTAGTCTGTGAATTGAGACTTGTCCTTACAGATGGCTCGCTTTAGGCCGATTTCTCTCGGAAAGGAAATCAAACTAATTCCCCATCCACAGTCTTAAAATCCTTCTTGCAGTCCAGACAGGACCATGTTTCAACAAACACCATTTCCTTCCCCTCTTGCCCCATCAATAGGTAATTGTATTCACTCAGCGTTATTTGAGGGCCGTCGCACATAGGACACGCTAAAATAACTCCCATACTAACTCACATCGGAGGTTCTGCTATCCCATTTAATTCTTGCTCACAGGATAGGCAAAAATCGCACCACTCAACACAAAAATACTCGTTCCAATTCATCGGCCATTCTTGAGCATATATTGCCTTAACAGCCTTGTGCAATTTATCTCGTATTCCGTTCATGGTTCTCTTGTTTATCTTCTCAACCAGCATCAATCCTTGATTAACACCGCTCCAGATAAACTTGTTCTTCTTGTTGCTTTCAGCAATGAATAACTTTTCATCAACTGCGTCTGGTGCTATGTATGCAAAATGAGTTGCCTCTTCACCTAACAAATTGAGCAAGAAAGCGTAATAGGCGAGCTCTCTCCTTGTTCTGCCCAACTTACCTGAATTGAAATTGCCCGTCTTGATTTCAGTCAAACACAAACCACCATTAGGAGCAGCCATAACCGCATCAATGAAGCCCACCAAATAGACCTGAAATGTTCCGTCTTCGTCTGTGAACTCATACATGGTTTCTATTCTTCTCTCAGATTGAATGGTATCGAATAGTTGCTGTTCCTTCCTTTGTTCCTCTATTTCTATGAACGATTGAACGGCTGGCTCATCGCTTTCCCACCCACCCCAGTCTTCTGGGTTGTTGTAGTAGTCATCTATTAGAGAATGGATTTCAGTCCCACGAATCATTGCTGGTGTGGCGGGTGAGCGCACATCAGGCATCCCTACATATCTCCACCAATACTGGCGGGGGCATTGTAGGTAGCCCATGAATGAACTCTTAGACATACGGAGGACTTCTCCTTCCGCAGGATTATAAGAGGTGTTGTTGTCGTAAGACATTCTCATTCCTCTTCAGACGCACCTTGTTGTTCAACCACCATTAGTTGCTCACCACAGCCTGGGCAATCGCTATCATCAACATTCCCTTCCTCATCTATTGCTTGGCAGACAACTGCTTCGCACTTATCGCAAGCAGCAATTCTTGCATACCCTTGTTTAACGAGCATGAATGTTAGCCGTTGGTCTGCTTCTATTTGGCGTTGAACAACTCCCTCAAGGACTTGTTTAATCGCTTCTATTTCCTGTATAATCATTTCATTCTTTGTCGGTTGCCTCGCATTGCGAAACCCTCGACTACCACCACTACGGCCCATATTATTCTCACCAATCAACGCCTTATCAATGTTTGGGTCATAACCAGACCATGCTCCCAAGACCATTTAGTGCGTTCTGAAGAACAATAGGGTCTTCTCCCATGAGTATGAAGTATGGCTCAACCTTCTTCACAATGAATCTTTCAGCGATATGTCTATACCCAAGTTTGGTAAATCGAGGAGACAATCTCAATTCTTGAATATCATCGAATGCTATGTATTTGCCCTCCTCATCCAAAGATACCATGAAAGATGAGCCAGCACCATACCCTTTACCTAAGTTTCTGTTAGCCCAATCAGCAGCCGCACGAGCCTCGGAAAGCACTTTGTATTGGCTGAGGTCCTTATCAAGTTTGCCTCGCATACACAGTTCCTCCCACGCATATTCTTTGCTCATAACCTTCTCTATCGTCTTCACTAAATGGTTGCTGATGTATTGGGGGGACAACCCATCTAAGAGGCCATCCACCACGAACTGCATTGAGTCCTTCATCACTTGAGGCATTCTTGTTTGTTTCATCTCTATACCTTTGATGTAGGTTTGAGGAGGGTGATAGCCACCATCAGTCCAAGCGACCTTACACGCATACCTGTTCTTAGCCACGATGATTGAGGACTCGCACCACTTCTCGAACTCGGTGATGATAGGGAACATTTCCTCATTTATGATTCTAAGACTCCTTTCACCATCTTCAGGTGTTTCCATCCTTACGAACACGGAGTCAGTATGCCCATATAGAACCTCATGTCCTAACGCTTCTGAATGTCGCCTCAATTCACGCAAGGTATTTCTTGAGGTATAGGTGATGGCAGCAGCCACATCGGGGTGGTATAGTCCGTATCGAGAATCACCAGCCGCACCATACATAGAAGCAACCAGGCTCTTGGTAGCGAATTGTAGTGCGTCATACCTCCTCCGCTCTTCATCGGTTTCGGCCTGTTTCATATTGTGTTTGTATTCATTTCTCAATTCAGTCATGTAGTCCATCTGCCGTTGTAGCAGACCTTTCTTTGAGGTATCAAACTTCAGACCGTTTCCTATGTCTTCACCATAGTCTGAGATATTTTCCCAAGAGATACCATACTTCGCAACATTGCTGTGATACATGGCTCTAATATCGAGTATGCCTATGTTTTCATAGATTCCAGGAACTGGCTCCATTATATCAGCACCTTCGTAATCCACCTTATCGAATTGAGGTTTAGATGGTATCTTGAATGAGAAATCTCTATCCCTAAGAGCCAAAACAGTAAACATCTTAGTGATATATGGAGTGGTTCTCAAATCACATTGGACTAAGTGCTGGATAGCCAAGTAATGCTCTATGCAATTATTGTAGGCATTTAGTCTGGGTAGCAGCGTCACATCTTTCCTGTTGTAGTCAATGTATGTGCCTATGTCTGAATAGAATGTATTGTGTCCGTCAGGAAGAGCAACCTTCCTATCCCCCAACGCTTCCCTCGCAGCCGTATCTAACTTCATGTTAGGCAGTTTGCCGTTCTTCATTTGATAGAGTTTAGTCCATGCTTGCATCAGGTCTATTGTGTTTACTCCAGGAATAGGTTGCGACCAATCATCCTGATATTCATATCGGTGTCTATCCATAGGAGATAGAGTCTTAGCCCCTATATCCCAATGGTCGAGTCGTTCTGCAAGCACCCGTATATCAGCACCTGCTACATACCATCCGGCCACAACATCAGGGTCTTGTTTCCTCATGTGCTTAACAAAATGCCTCAACATATCCTTTTCAGACTTGAAGGCCATTGCCGGAGTTTCAAACTCAACATAGTCAAGACCTTCTGGGTGGTCTTTACAGGGCATCCTTCTAACAGCCCCTTCTTGACTCCATGAGTTATTGCATAAAAACCATGTATAGAGTCGCTCGGTATAGGAATCCAATACAGTTATAGCAGTAATCACTCCACTATCCACAGACCACTCCATATCCAAATACCAAACTCTATGTTTGTAATCTGGAAAGGTAGTCATCTTGTCTGATAGGACTCTATTGACGAAAGGTATGTTGGCCTCCCATGTCTTCATGCTCTTCTTGAGTTGGCCCACATCAAAGGGGTCTCGAAAAATACACTTGGTCAGTTCCTCACCATAGATTCCAGTATAACCATCTTGTTTGGCTGAGCATTCAACCAAGTCAGCATTTTTAGTTTCAACAAAACAGTAGGGCCAAACATCTGAAATTGTATCAACAATGCGCTCAAGTGTTTCTGGATTCCTTCTCCTTATTTGTATAGTCCGCCCTCTTAATCGTTCAACAATCATCCAATCCCCCCGTCTATTTTGGGTCTATTTTGACCCAATAGAAGCGCGTGTAGCCTTAGAGGTATAGGTGTGGGTATGAACCCCGCACCGACCCTTAGAGTGGGCTACATTCAAATCCATTCAACACCCCCAGCATCAACCTTCCAGCCCCAAAACAATTCGGCTACTTCAGGTGGTGCTGCCTCTCCTACATATTCAAATGAATAACATTCGCGAGTATTCTGTTTCCAACCCCATTCTTCATTTCCAGGATGAGTATGAACCTTGCGGGACACGGCTGTCTCCTTCCAGTTAGGATTATTAAATCTGTGTTTAGCAAAAGCGAAATGAGCATGACGGCTAAAGTAGCGACCGCCTCCAGCCAGAACCATTGATGCTATGAAATCAGATAGTTGGACTCCAATACCTAATCCCTGATAATCGGGCAAAACCACAGTACGGCTCGCTCTCCAACCATTCTGAATACCACCGTTAGGGAACGGCAGGGTGCAAGATATAGCAACAGGTCTGTCTTCCCATGTCGCCACAAAGATTCGAGCAGCGGCATTCAAATCTTCAGTCAGATAGTGATGCGCTTTGAACAGGTCCCACGCCTCATATTCTGCTCGGAATACTTTGAGGTCAATTTGTGGTCTATGAAAAGACCACCCCCTGTTCTCGTTAATTATGGTTTTTCCCTCTAAAGGATTATAGACCCAATCAGCGTTCAACCATTCGAGTATATCGTCATGGCAGGAGGCTACGATAACCTTTGCTTCTGACTTACGAATAAACTTCTGCAATGCAGATGATGCTGCCTTAGCAACATTCCTATCAACAACTGAAGTAAACTCATCTATTAGAATTACTCCACCATTGACTTGACCGTGAGCAACTGCCGCCGCAAGGTTGGCTCTAAATTGCTCGCCGTTTGAAAGTGTGTGAAATGGTCTGCACCATGAAGGAACTGAGGAAAGGCCGACCGCCGAAAGAATCCCTGCACTTTCTTCTGGGGTCAGACCAATGCCCCCCACAGACGAAATTATAGACTGGCCGCCTCCCCAGTCGTGCGTGTATATATCTCCAAATGTGCGAAGTAGCGTAGTCTTGCCTGCTCCAGATGGGCCATAGATACAACCTATTGCCCACTCTTCAGGAGGTCTGATATTGTTAATGATTGTGGTTCTCATTCTGTCTTCAAGGGGAATGTCGAACATCTTCTCAGCAATTGCTGTGTATTCATCGTGTTGAACATCTGTTTCTAATATGATTTGATTACTCGACATTCCTAAGCCTCCATACTGTCTTGTTAGGTCCGAGAGATATGCTTTCTATGCTGGGAGTACGAGCCATAACATTCACGACCATGTGAATGCTGCCTAATGCTCTTCTCGTAGTGTGGTTGTAATCGTATAGTGCTTCTTTCATCTCATGAGCACCCCATTCACGATGGGGTTCTCTCTCCATCAATTTGATTATTGATGCTCGCATCATGTTGTTTCGAGCGGTCATATAGACCCCTCAATAGGTCGGGGGAGGAGGAACGCACACACCACCAAAGCGTCGGGCCAGTTTAGAAAAAAGGAAAGACTATCCTCCTTCAATCCCGAAAGGATTGCTGACCAACCCCCGTTGAGTTTCATTCGAGCACTCCCGCTTGGAATACCCATGAGTTACCAGGCAGGACCATTAGCATTCTAATGCCTTGTCCTTCTGGTCTGAAATCTATGAAGTTAAGTTTGACTTCACCTGAGAATGGCTTTACTATTGTTTCGAGCCCTCCCTCAAAGTCCCACTCCCAATGCTGGTCGTAGCCCGTATTCTTTGTTGAGATACTTTCGTCATCAGCAAAGGAAAGTAATTGCGATATTGTTCTGCCCTTGAGTTCGCCTCCGACTTCAACAAAGAGTCCGTCGGCATCAACCCTAAACAGGTATCGGTTAAGTTTCTGTCCGTTTATGGAGTCGCAGCGTAGTGCTTCAAAGAGTTCAACCGCCTCCACAACGAAGCGACAGAATGGCTGACGAGTTGAACCGTCGGCCATAGTGTATGAACCCTCTTCTATATTGAGCCTACCTGATAGGTCTATGGATTTCGCTTCCCACTCACCAATTGTTTCTGTTGAATGGGGGAATGCTAACCCACCTAAGTCTCCTGTTAGGCTTGTTCTCTTTGAACCTGAGCGAACACGAATCTTGTTTCCCTCAGTAAAGATATTGACTTGAGAACCATGAGCGTTTAGAACACCCATAAGTCTGTTTATGTCGGGAACACATATTGCTGCCTCACCGTCTTCACATGGAAGGGTGAATTGAGCCAAAGATGTTTTCCCATCACGAACGAGCGATGTAGTGGATATGAGCCCATCACCGCTCCTCAAGATACAAGCCGTGACCTGCTCTTGATTCTTACCAGCGATAGTTTGCTTCCGCTGGGTGAGTTCGAGTGTCGTTCGTAGTGCGTTATTGTTTGTCGTTATTCCAGTCATATTTATACCACCAATCATTGCCTATTAAATGTTTCATACAGGCACGAATACCATCACACCACAGGTGCAGTTGTAATACGCCGCCTTCAAGTCTGTTTTGAAGTGTTCGAGTTCCTCTTCACACGAAGGGCATTTCAGAATCATAGCAACATCTCCGCAAAAACCATCCCTGTAAATCCAGCAAGAAAGCAAAGAGTAATTTTGAGTAAGAAAATCAATTCTTGTATCTCTGTATCATATACCTTTGGGAGAGGAGGAGGTAGGGCTATATTCACCTTTGAAGTTCCAGATTTACTCAAGCCATCCACCCCATGACCTTTACGAGGATAGCAACACCAACGAGCAGATTAACGAACCCAACAACAGTTCTTGTTAGTTGCAGACAACCAACATGATGAGTTGCCCAGCCTTCAATATCATTCACCAATCCCAATCACTCCAGTAAGATTAACTGTTGCGTTGCAAATAGAGCAACGACCAAACACAGCCATTTCTTCTCCTATGGAGGAGCCTCTTTGTCGAGTGTAATACCATTCGTGATAGGCGAAATCTGTGCCTATACCACAGTCTTTGATAGACAAGGGCTCACCACTCAAGCATGGGCAAACCAGACCACTTGACTTTGCCGCCCTTCACATTCAGTACTGTGTGTTCCGTTCCGAGATGCTCCATGTTCTTACCCTTCATTTCCTCGATGATGCCGCGTATTTCCCACTCGCCATCCTTGAGGGACTTATCCGCTTGAACACCAGCCGCCTGGTCTGCCTTATTCATGTATCGGGTTAGGAATACCTGCGAAGTCATAATTCGCTGAGTTCCATCAACCCAGTCAGGCCTTGAACCGATAGTCATTAGAACCTTACCTCCAGTTCCTGAGTCGACATAGTTTCGTATGTCCTTCAGGTGGAAGGTGAAGAATCCGTATTGCAGGGGAAGCGAGTGCATCCTATTGATTATGTCGCGGAACATCTGATTTCGGAATCTCCATTCTGCTTGATTAAATCTATCTCCATCCTCAACATTGATTTTGTTCTTTGAGCGATTTTGTAGCATCCAGTTCATAGAGAACTCACACCACTTCATAAAGGTTGAGCCACCATCAAAGATGAAACCTGCATGGTCGTCAGGGTTTGTCTTTATGTCTTCAGCCAGTAAGTTAGCGAAGCGACCCACCTTATCAATAACAGCGTGCCATTTGACTGTGTTATCTTCATTGAATAGTGATTCATCTGCCTCATCATAGATGGGGATAACTTGAATGTTCTCATCACCAGAAAAGTTATGATGAACAGTTGATGCCGCAGAACTATCGAAGTCAAATATAGTAATGAGTCCTTCGGGCTTGTTCTGTCGAATCAAATCAACAGCCAATCCGGTCTTTGCAGTATTCTCACGACCCACTAAAGCCATGCGAACAGGCACTACGGTTGGTGCTTGCTTACGCTTCTCAAAGAGGGAGCGGTAATACTCCTTGCCGTATTTTGGCTCGTCAGAAATCGCATCGGAGGCTTTCGCCCCCCATGTCTTCGCTTTACTCACTCATCCCACCCCTCAACATCGTCGGAAGAGGTCTCTGGAGCAATTCCGTCAAGAATCCACCATCCATAGACTGAGAACCTAACTTCGTCTTCCTGTGTTTTCCAGGGAGCACCAGTCACAACCATAGATGAACCAACGGCGAAGGGCAGGTCGCCCTTTCCGAGCCAGATATCAATAGTGGGTGCATCAGACATAATGTCTAAATCACCAACAGTTACAGTCCAACCGCCGTTATCGCGAGGGTCAATATGGACTACTTCAACAACAGTCGCTACTGACTGACCCCACCAATCATCGTCTTGTCTGTGAGCATCGAAGTAAGGTCCGAGTTCATTCAAGCCACCGAGAAACTCAGTTACCAAATCAGGTATGATTCCAACAGGTCCGTCATCGGTGATAGCCAATGGAGGTCCTGGGAATATAGAAGCCGCAGAAGCATCAACAGTAAAGGTCGTAATTCCTGCCTTAGAATAACAATTGTTGTTATTGCCCCTCTTCAATGCTATATATCCTGGCTCAAAAGATGGTGGGCCACGCTGGGCTTCTTCGCCTCTAAATCGAACGGTGAATAGAGTCAATTCGCTGTCTGCTTCACCCATTCCGAGAAACTTGCAAGAGCGTTCTGATTCTTCAAGTGGTCGCGCAATACCATACTGCCAGTTCGCATCACCCGAAGGCAGTTTGTGGTTGGTCTTGTTCCAGACCAAACTAAATGCGTCGCCGTTGTTCAGTTCCTGCATACGCTTTGGGAGTGAATCCCATGTTCCTGTTGATAGGTCAGGTGCAAATGCGTTCTTGTTTTCTAAGTTGGAGTTGTATAGGCGCGTGTATGAGCCATCACCGTTGTTCTGGTAATAGATTATCTCGCCGTTTGATACCAACGCTTCTATTTGCTCTTGAGAAGCACCGTTGTTAAGGGTCGCAGTCATCTTTCGATAAGCCATTCGCGCCCAGTCCTTCTTTGGTGGAACAGACACAAACATACCGTCGAATCGCTCAAGACCCGACTTTGCTATACGAGTCTTCTCGCTTTGCAATTGTCGGGCGGCAATCCTAACAGCCTTATCACCAGTCACCTGACTGGTCGTCACCATTTCTATTCGTGATTGTAATGCCTCTTCCGAGACACCAATCTGTTTTGCTACATTCTTTAAGTCAGTCATTTCATTTCACTAATCCTTCCGTTTCCGGTAAATCTCCCACAATTCGCGGGGTTATATAGGTTTGGGTTGCCTATTCTTCCTCCCTGCTTTCGTGGAATGGGTTGGTTATGAGAGCCGAGCATCTTTTGCATATACAGGCTTCCCAATCGGCATGATGGGCAGAACTTATGTCTTCACAGTTGGGGCAAAGTATCAGGTATTTCGTTCCGACACCAGCAATGTAATGAAAGTCATCTCTATTTATGCGCTCCATTATTGAGTCAACTCCTTGCAGAAATTATAGAGTGCTATCGTGCTGTCGACTCCATTTATCAAGTCGCGCTCAGTAACAATTGATGCTCTTATCAATTTCATTTTCGATTCATTATTTGCTGGAGATGATATACCAAACTCAAATATGGATTGGACCGACTTTCTGGGTTTGGATATATTGAGCATAGAGAACGCCAAGTCAATTTGCTTCTCCTTGAAGCACAGATTGAGAAACTTCTTATGGTCTATATCGCTCACGAATAAAGAGCGGAGAAATTGTTGTGATTGGTCTTCTGGTAATGAAGCATAGGATTGTAGGGCCGATATAGAGTTCCTCAAATCCCCTTCGTGATAAGAGGCTATCGTTTTCATTTCCACATCAGTTATTTGAACGCCCTCGCGAGCGGCTATCAAAGCGAGTTGGTTTTCTATGACCTCTTTGGAAATTGGTTTGAAATGCCTGACTTGACAGCGTGATTGGAGCCAGGGACTCACTTTGGATAGGTCGTTGCAGGTCAGAATGAAGTAGCCCGTAGCATCCTCTATTACACCCTTAAGAGCGTCTTGTGCTTGAGGTGTTAGTCTATCGGCCTCATCCAGAAGAAAAATAGTTTCCCACAAACCAGAACGCGAAAGGGGAGCAACATCTTCTTCAACGAAGTCTATTCCTCTTGTTCGCTTAGAAGAGGCGTTAAACCTATGGACTTGATAACCGAGTTCCTTAGCGATAGCGTAGGCGAGGCTTGTCTTACCAGTTCCTGGCTCAGGAGAATAGAATAGATAGTGCTGCATAGAGTTATTCTTCACAACATTAACAATTTCAGAAGTAATATGCTCCTGCCCCACTACGCCATCTATCGTGTCCGGTCTGTATCTCTCAACCCATAATTGTTTAACCATATCAGTCTCTCCATTTGTAATTCTTTGTTATTGGTGGTTTTTCGCTCAATTTCCCGCCGCAGAAAAAGCAGTTCCTACCGTCAAAAGAGGTATGCTTCTTCGCCCTCCACTTACTACAATAATTGCAGTAGCCTACCCATTCAGTCGATGATACCAACATTTGTGAGCACCTGGTGTATCTGTGCATAGGCTTCGTGTGGAAGCAGGGAAGATGTATCTATGGTAGCAAGATAACTGGAGAAGCCATCCAGACCTACCTCCGATGGATGGTTAAGGCTGGTGGGGTCGTTCTTCGCTCCTCTTTCTATTCGAGTTTCTTCGTCGCAATCAAGCCTAATGAGAACTCCCCCTTCTTCTATTATCATAGTGGCCTCATTCAGATATCTAACATCGTCTATGAAAACTATTGAGTCAGGTGGTATTAGATTCCAGAAGGGGTCATCAAACATGAGGTCTATCCAGTAGTCATCTCCCCACACTTCTCTCATACCATTACCCCACGCTTGCAGTATAGGTCTTAGTTTCTGCTTATCCATTCCTCCTAAAATGCTCTTATTGATTCCCATACCCGTTGCTACCTGTTGTCTAACGGGGTCAGCAAAGGATATTCTTCTGGCTTTGCCTGCGTGGTTCTTGAGGAAGAGGTTAGCAATGGTGGTTTTGCCGGACCGAAGCCCTCCACATAACCCAACGATGACTATTTCATCCCCGCTCATGAATCTAATCAATCGTCATGGGTTATTAAATGTTCCTTTCTGGAACACCGTAGGCACATTTCAGAATCTTCTGGTAGTATTCTGCTACGGTTGCATTGCGAACACCGTTGAGCCCTCTTGGCTTCGTAGGCATAAAGGCTGGATATTGGGAGGGACATTACTATATCCTCAACACAAAATATATAACTCCTGTCTATGTCGAAGGTTGGTTTGTTCTTCATCCTTCCACTGCTCGAAGCCACCTTAGTTGTGCCTACTGTTAGTATGGCTTGAGTCTTGGTGAGTATAGAAGCAAGTGATTGAGCAGATGGCTGGAGTCTGTTATCGAAATAGGATAATTTGGACATGAGTTCGAATCTCGACATTTCACCTCGTTCCAATAATATCTGCATAACCGCCCGCCTGAGACGAGAATTGTTGGCGCACGATGCTGGCATGATTTGTCGGCTCCGTGAGGGTATTTAATAGTCTTGGAATGCTGCGGCAAAAACGATAGCATTTGAGTCAATTCCTTCACCATGCTCAACTGTTTCAACATGATGAATAGGATAGAGTTCGTAGTCAAGACCATGCACCCTCCACAGGTAAATTGCTGCTGAAATCGTGTAGCCTATCAGCAACCAGAAGATTTGCCACTCGTTCCCCATGCCTACAACCACTCAACAATGCTGGTTTGTCGCTTTGCGACTCCCTTTGGCAGTTGGGCGGTATCAACGGCTCTTATCATATTCTGGACTTCGGGCGCGTGTTTAGAAAGAGTCATCCAATAGATATCTGATATTCGGAATTGGTCGGGGGGAGATGCTTCGGCAACCTTCTTAGTGGGCCAGTCCATTCTGGTTGATTTAGGCTTTACGCTGAAAGCAAATACAGCATTTGTATATGAGTCAGGTAATGTGAATATGGTTTGTGAGAGAAGTCTTGCCGACTCAATATCATTTATGTGGTTTGTTCTGAAGAACGCCATAGTCAATGGGTGAGGCACTTCTGCTATCAAAGGCATGGTTCGCCCCCTATCACTCCAACTGTGCCATGACTTCAACTGTCTGGTGAAGCCGACCTTGTTATCTCGCAGGTTGTTATCAATGATTACAAAGTCAGAAGATTTGGCTGTAATCTTAGGCTTCTTGCTGGTCACGACTACTAATCTGTGAGAAATGAGTGGCTCCCAAGTAATGCAATCGGCCTCAGTAAACTTGTTAGTGTGGAGAATGTATGTGGTATCAGGTGCTGTGGGGGGGTAGGTTATCTCATTGTGCATGACTACAAAATCTCCTTGACGAAACTTCTTGTCGTCAGCAGTAAAAATTATGATTCCCATTTAATCACCCCAGAATTTTCTCAAAAAAATGCTCATGGTGGAGGTGTGTGGGCTTGGGCGTTGCAATCTAATCTCTCTCCGACCCTTCGCTGGAAGACTACCGTGTGCCTCGTTTATCAGTCGTGATGACCTTACTCCTTGCCGTAGTTTTGCCTCCCAGTTCGTTATTCCCACACTACCTCCTTATGTTTCGATAATCAATGTATCTGTTGTTAGAACCAAACTTGATACTGATGTTGCGGCTCTTAGAGAATTAGCAACGACAGATGCTGGGTCAATAATAATTGAACTGCAAGCATCTATCCAATCTGCTACTGATATGCCAGCATTATTCGCCAATGTTTCTGCAACTGCCATAAGCCCCTTCATCATAATACCTGAACGGCATAGTGGGAGCATACTGTGGTGTATCACACCACCACCTCTTACCACGCCACTTTGAAGAGCGGCTCTTGTAGCATTGATAGAGTCGTCAATTCGCATCTTAGTCTCCATTCCTTCTGCTTCTGTGTTAGCACTTATGCTGATGGTCGCTACTCGGCCTTGAAGGTTGGCTATCCTATCAGCCATGACTCGCTTATCCCAATCATGTTCTGATTCCTCCATTGCTTTCCTCATTATTGCTTCTCTCTCATTAACATCTTCGTCAGTTTGTTCGTTAAGTGGAATGAGTACTGAAGAGTTATCCCTAACGATAACACTTGCCTCGCCGGACCAATCTTCCTCAAAGTCCTTCAACCTTTCGCCCAATCCAGACATGATGTGTTTAGCACCAGCCCTACAAGCAATATCTCCTGCTATGTCTTCCTTTTGCTTGCCCTGACCTGGCAGAACGAGAACCGTAGCATCAACCTTACCCTGAACAACATTCAGCGCGAGCGTATCTAATGCTATCTTGCTGATATTACCACATATCAAAACCAATGGTAATTTCTCTTCGACTGAATATGTTAGTGCGGGAACGAGTTCTGGGAAGTCATTGATGACCTCATCAGTCACCACCACTATTGCATCTGTGTATTCGACCTCTTGTTGGTTCTTCATCAAATGTTGTGATGCTGGACCAGAAGAAATCTTCATCCCTTGAATGAAATCGAGTTGGGGGGAATCTGTTAGGCCGTCAATCATTACTATTGTTCCTGTATCTCCGACAACATTGAAAGCATCCGAGATAACCTTGCCTAACTCCTCATCATTGTTGGCTGAAATGGTAGCCACACTCAATAGGCTATCCTCATCAACATCAACAGCCACTTCTCCTATGTGGTGCAATAGTGATAAGAGGTCATCATCTAATTCGCGTTTGAGTTTCTTTGCACTATTGCCTTCGTTGAGCAGTTGGAATGCGTGAAGACACATTGCTTCAGCCATTATGGTTGCTGTCGTAGTCCCATCACCAGATGCCTTTTGTGCTTCTTCAGCAACTTCGCGCATTAGCGACGCACCGAGTTCCTCGAATGGGTCTTCGGGTTTGATTTGTCTAACGACAGAAACTCCATCATTAACTACGAATGGTCTGCCGCTCGGGGCTTTGTATAGGACTGTGTAAGCATCAGGTCCAAGCGTTCCACGAACAGAATCAGCCACCGCTGATATGCCTTTCACCATTGCGGACCTCGCTTCATTACCCTTTAGTATTTTACTCATCTTCATCCCACCCCATTACTTGCATTCTGCCTATCAGCCAGATGTTAGGTGCTACTTCTATATCAGTTTCGCTCGAACAGAAATAAATGTGTTTGTCTGTGAAGGTGTCGAGTGGGTCATCAATGACTTTCGCTCTGTATTCGCTGATGTTGGATATTAACCCATGCGAGTGGCTCGTGTTTCCAATCTCAATCAATAAGTTTCCTACTGTTGCCTTAATCATTCAAAACCTTCCCTAAATCTCGTATTATGAAGTTCTCCATCCAGAACCAAAATGTTGAAGCCACATCATCTCCGTCTTTGTGTTCCAGAAAGAAGTTTTCGTTCTCATCTAATGCTTCTCTAACGAAGCGCTCGAACAGTTCTTGAAGACACTCAAATCCTTCTTCAGGAGTTGATACCATCGAAGCCACCCCAGGGATTCTCAGCCAAAACATACGCTCTAAATCGTGCATATTGTGATTGAGTTAATCCATATACCTCCATTAGTGCTGTATTAGTTATTCGGAATCTTCCTACATACCAATGCAGACCATCGGGCTTTAGAGCGCACCATACGCCTTCGCCCTTCATGTCCGCAACTAATACTGGGTATTGTCTTCGGGTTATATATGTTGCTATGAGTCGCCTTTTCCTTTTCATATTGTCTCCTCAAAATCTGCGTCTATAATTGGTGGCCCTTCTATGAGCATCATCTCGTCTTGAATCTTATCCAGTATATTTGGGTGCTCAACCAAGTTAGCAACGAGAACTCTCATTATGTGGTCTTGTCTGCCTTGTAGTAGTAGTATTTGTGATTCGACTCCGATTTCCTTTTTGAGCGTTCCCACCAATTTCAAACAGCCCTTTAATTCACCTACGAGTCGAGTAGCCATAGCGACCCATTCAGAATCCATGCCTTGCTCATTCTTTATGTTTTCCCACTCATCAACCCATGTTAGGACTCGTTGGGCTACGCTCTCCGCCGTGTTGAGTGTGCTTATAGATTCTTGACGCATCTTCTCGACATGGACTTCTGCTTCGGGGTCAGACCCTAAGTGGTCGGTCATGTGTTGCATAACAGTCCCTAAAGGCCAGCGCAGTTTGGTTTCTAAGAAGGCTGCTGTTGATTCACCGTTCTGGTATCGCCTTTCTATATCAGTTCTTTGTGGGTGAGAACAGAATGGGCATCCGGTATCTTCTATGACCCACAACAGGCCCTCGACCACGCGGTCATCCGTTTCATCAGCAATCCTTCTTTCAATTTCTCTCAACGAGCGCATCTTCATCACCTATTAGTTCCAGCAAGTCCTTTTGTAGTCTTTGGTCTGACTTTATAACTGCTCTTGCCGCTTCGACTGTATCGGCTATACCCCATTCGAACTCAGGAGAACTGATGAGTGGCATACCAGTCATATTGTATGCTTGTAGTGAAACTCCCTTATCTTTCATTATGACGAGGTATTCATCTCCCTTAGTGCTTATTGGAGAAATGAGTGGTTCTATATCATCACCCCACTGTAATTCTGATTTGAACCGGCTCATAGATTCATCTTCAAACAATGCTGATACCCAGTCAGGTATTTGGTTTTCCATAATCACCCATGAGTAAACCCAGACATCACAGGATAACCCACCATAGAAAAACTTGTTCGGGTCAGATATTGTTTCTGATATTTGTTTTGGTAGGCTATCCCAACTGGCTCTTTCCATCTTCATATACCACCATAGCCTCCCTGAGCTATTAAAGGAAGATTGAGGTTAGTTATGAGTATTAAGTGTTTTGCATCAATTGGCTCACCAAATTGAGGAGGAGGATAGCACAAGCCATTAACCATGAAGCAGATAAAGCAGTGGTTAGCGTCATCACGCCGAGCAACCAACCACCAATCACTCATCAGGACTACCCCATTTAATAGCCTTCTCTTTCTTCTTCACGGCTTCAGATGGGGCTGGGTTTCCTATTCGGCAGACTACTCCGCGCCTACCACGCCCTTCCTTATTTGGAGTGAACTCAGAATACCAGGGTTGGTCTTTCAATGATTCTTCTATCCATCTTCTTGCTGACTGATAATCTCCCATAGTCACCATTCGAGCAACCTCCTTAATCATTTGGCTCTTAGGCATATCCTTCATCCAGAAGGTTGAGCGTATCAATTGTATATCAGCATCCATAACATTCCTTCTTTGCAGCAGGCTTGTTTCAAGTAATTCAGACAATCTATCATCGAGGCCAACCATCATCACTTTACCACCCCACTCCCATGTCGGTTGCATCATGTGGTAGCCAAGAGCCAACCTACGGAACAGGTCGGCTTCAAAGGAGCGCACCTCCGGTCGAGATAACCAATCGCTTAAATCGTCGCTGAAATAAACTCCCTTTGGGGGGTTGAGCATAACGGCTTGTTGCCTCTTGATAAACCACTGCTTCAGAAGTATGGCTTGGTCTGCTAACAAGACCCTTTCATCAGTATTCATGTTAGATTGTCTGGCTTGTGCCTGCTTGAAGAACAACTCCTTAGCAGGATTCATTTCAATCTCAATGATGAAGAACCTACGGTCGAGGCCGGACTCCAATTCAAATCGTGCGGGTTGAGTTCCAGCCCATATCGTATAGCGAGTGTCGTAGCGCACCCAGCCAGACTTCATGGCCTTATTCACACGCCCATTATCAGTTGATGTAAGCAGTTGGTTCTTCATGTCTATTGAGTGGTCTTTCGACATAGAGTCAGTTAGTGCCGAGAATTCCTCAAATCCTAAGAAGCCGCCACACATTTCTCTGGCGAGCGGTCTGCCGGTTATGTTCCCTTCTTCATCCACAGACCCAAACATACCTGCTTCGGTGATTGAGTTCGGACCAATCATAGTGCTGAACCCTTCACCAATATCTGAACGAGAAGAATGCAATAGACCTGTTCTTTCGGCCAAGAAGAAATCAACCAGAACAGATTTACCCGACCCCTTCTGACCTCGCATTAGAATGTGAATGCGAGTGTCTGGCAATTTGCTCATCGGAGTATAGATTGGGTTATTGTGATGCCTCAATGGGCAGTAAGGAATGGTAAATGCTCCAGGATTATCTTCGTGCTTATCAGGGTCGAAGTCGCACATCGAGCACTTGTTGACGGAGTTAAACAGATGAGCACCTATACTACAAATGAATATGGGTAATTTATCCTCAACATCTATGAGGTGATTCTTAGCAGCAAAATCAAGCACTTCATCGAATACATCAGTCATATATCACACCATCCGTCTTAGGTTATTAAATGTTTTTGAGTCGCGTTAATTCTTTCTATTCTTTCAATTGTGAGATTACAAAAATAATCGGGGGACTACGCCGCATTCTGGGTAATTATGTTTTTTCACTATGGGGTTTGTATAGTAATACTCTATCTATGACTCCCAACAATGGGAACACTCCTTACAGATGACCCGTAGGCTCCCTGTGTAAGGATTCTTGATTGCGAGCGTTTTACCGTTGCAGATTTCACATTCCATTTTATACCCCCCTTAGAGAAATAACATAATTAGATGAATCGGGCCTTAGTGCGTCGTTTTTTTCTTTATTGCTCAAACCTAAATAATTAAAAGAAATCTCGTATCTTTACTCCAAAGAAATTAAGCCGGAGGTGGGCATGGCTTGTTTTTGTATCTTTATCAGTTCTTCGGAATGGCATTCAGCATACGAGCGGTCTGTCGTTTTCGATACCTGCCAGTGATAGGCGGGTAGTGCGTTGAGACGAGATACCTCATTTGATATGAAGCATCCTCTATCATAGAATCTGACCCACTTGTAAAGAGGTGTGAATACAATTGGGTTTTGAGTTTTTACAGCCATACATTCAATCCATTCCAAACCATTCTTTGTTCTCCAGGGAAAAGAGACAACTTCTCCAACAGAAGAACAATCATTTTCCTGTCTTGGTGGTGAGGGCATTATTTCGTTAATAATTACGCTGCCACTCTTATCTGTATAACCTATGCCTACCATGACTCTTGAAAACGATAGAGTTTCATCAATTGCTTCTCTCCAACCGTAATCAGCCGCTTCGCTTATCCAATACATAGTTTCTTTATCTGACCAACCCCCCTCTTGAGGGTATATATTTTGTAGCAATCCTCTAATAGCCTTCCTACCTCTTATCGAGTACTGATTCCCAAAATAAATGGTAGGTTGAATGCTCGCATTGCTCATGGTTACTCCTGAGAAGGGGAATGTGTATTCGACTTTACTATTTTCTGGATAAAATAAATAATACTCGATTTTTCCATCTGTCAGCAATTTTATTGCTTTTGGTTGCATATTTACTCCCCCCGAATATAGGATTCCCACTCATTGATATTTTTAATCTTCCAGATAGAATAAGTCCTACTACCAACAGTCGAGGCCATCCTTAGCCGTTCGTCTGCTCTTTTTATTCCAGGAGTCATGCGTAGCACATTGGCTATCTCATTTGGAGAGCCGGTATGCTTCCAGCCACTTGTCTTAAGTCTATCAACCAGTTGAGGGGTGGTAAGTCCGTCTGGTTCCTGTTTTAATAACCCAACTAATTTCGTTCTCAGCGCATCCTTTCTTCTTCTGGATTTAGTCGGTCCTCTATTCTTTCTATCTCTTACTACCATTATATCTCTCCGTCATGTTCCCATACCCCCTGTTCCTCGACCCATCCGCCCCATCGGTAAAGTCCAAGAACCCACAGCGAGGATACTGTGGTTTCTGTGGTCGTGCATCCCGTCTTCCCCTAATATGAGAAAGGGGTCGGCGGCTATTAAAGGTTGCGATGCTCAGCCAGAAGACGCTTCCACCATTCAGGAAACTTCCTACATTTACTCCAAGAGGCGTTGCTCTTTACTATAACGGAGTTCAGATAGTATAATCTATATGACTCAATAGAGTTATTTGATTTGTATTTTTCAGGCATAACTTGTGGAAAGGCAGTAAATCCCCCCTCCCAATCTTCAAGTTTTTGAGCCTGGTAGTAGTAATGCGACATATCTGACTCGCTTCGGTGATATGACTTAGACCAGCGAATAGAGTATTCTATGCAAATCATCTTCCCAAACTCAGCGAGCCACCAGAAGTTATCAAGACTTTCTGAGGCCCAAACAGCCCAGGGGTGATTAGGTTGTAATTTTTCAGTGTAATGAAGAGGCTTCGCTCCCCTTCTTTCCAGCGCAGAAGCCAATAGAAAAGAGATATGGTTCGGCATCCACTTGAGGTGCTGGTCGCATAGCATATTGGCTGCTTCGGGTGGGTCAGTTGAAAGAGGATAGACTAACACAGGTTAGCCCCCGATTTTTTTTGAAAAAAACTGCTCAACGGGATTTCCTCCTCGCTTTGTATTCTCTCATACGCCTGAAGTATTCTTCCCAAGTCATTCTTCTTCCTCAACACAGCATTCTGAGTCATAACAATTCTCACAGTAGCATTCGCCACATTCAGAACAGTCCCAACCTTCTAAATTATCCTGTCTATCTTCTTGACCGCAGTTCGAGCAATGACCCCAAGAATTATCTTTTTCTCCATTGAGCATAACCCAATAGTTTCTGTTGCAAGTTTCGAGTTCAGGTTCTTCATCGAACCATACTCCACCATAGGGTTCTCCTGCTTCCATAACCACTTCTTCAGGGATAATTGCTAATAGTCCAGCATCGACTCCGAATGAACCACAGTGAAAGTTCCATACTCCGTCTCCTCCTGGGCTGTCCCAAGTTTCAACATAATACTTTTCTCCATCCACTTCCCACTCAATCAAGCAAGCACCATTTCTGCTGTAATTTTCATGAGCAAATAATTTTTCGCAAAACTCATCCCAGCGCTCATTGGGGATTGCGTAGCAGGGGTCTGAAACATACCATCTATCAGTCATATTGATAACTCCTTAATTCAACACAATGCTCACAGGGGCATTTAGACCAAATCGCTTCTTCTATTGAGTCAATTTCACTGATACATTTCATATAATTTTCCTCCAGTTAAGGAACAGAACGATTAAGCCGATGAAAAGAGCCATCAACCCAACAGTTTGATTCATAATTGCTCACCACAGTCGCACAGGTGATTAGGGGCATAACCCAAAAAGTCCTGGTCTCTTTTGTAGCAATTGCAGGTTTCACAAATTATCCATTTCATATATTTTTCTCTCCTGTTTTTTTCTGACGCAACGAGCACATCTCACGGTTGATTTCCTCACAGAAACAGATATTCTTGTAGTGCAGTAAGGTTCTATGCACTCTTTCATGACTCTTCCTCATTGTGTTTCTTCATAGGTTCAACAGCCCAGTCTTTATTTGACGATACTTCTTCAAATGATTGAGCCCTGCCGCAAAAATCAACGAGTTGCTCATCAACATATATTTTCAGTTCAGGATATTCTGTGTCGCATTTGTAGGGAGCAATACCCCACGATAAGTTTTGACTCCATTGAGTCCCTATGAGTCGGCTCATCACTATCCTGACGAAGTAAGAGGGGTCTCCCCAACGCCTCCTCGCTTCTTCTATTGCATTAGAAAGTGAGCCTTCTATTTGAGAAAACAAAATCCTGTCTCCTCCCCAATGTGAATATAGGTGGATAGAGGACTGACCTACTTTTTCGACTTTTTGTTTTTCAGTATTCCACTCATGAACCCCATAGATGAACTCTATGTTTAGTCTATCTCCCATTACTTTCCCTCCTCATATGTTCCGTGTTCGAGTAATTCTTCAACGCAGTTATCACAGATAATGCGCGGCTCTCTAATAATCTCTTTTTCTGATTCAGTTAGACCACATTGGAAATCTCCTGAAAGCCTATCTTTTTCACAACGCTCACAGTATTTACAATCGCACATCTCTATGCCGTATTCAGCAGCATCTTCGTCGTCGAGGTCGTTCGCTTTATCGCAAACTGAACAGGTATCGTAATCAAAAACCCAGCCAGGCAGGTCATCTTCAGGGTGGATGCTCAGCCACCTATCATAAGGATGCAATCAGCCACCTCGCATTTGCATGAGGCCTCGTTGCATAGTCCTTGATATTGCTTCATCAGCATAAACATTGTTGCAGTAAAACTCGACAGATTCGTCGTCTTTGAACCACTCTTGATAGCCACAAAAACCTATACCTGCTTCAGAATAGGTTAAGGTGATGAGTAGGTTAGGAAAGGTTTTGGCGAGGCCATGAATTGCTCCGAATGGAGGAGACCAAGCAGTTTCAAACTCATAAAGCATGGTTTTTATTACCTTCTCTTGCTCACCAGCCCAATACTCATCGTATTCGATAAACCAATCCTCTTCCATATTGGGGTGCTCTTGAGGTTCTATATCCCACTTCGTTCCCCAGTTCTGAACGCACCAATCATAATCCCACTCCCCTCCAGGAATCGGCTTCATGGCCTCTAAGGTCAATTGAGGTATCTCTTTCTTGAAGTGTTCGAGGTCCTCTTCAGGACCGCTAATTGTGAGGACATTGTGATTCCAATTAGGCATTGAGTTTACCTCCTTCGTGCAAATCATTCAATGAATCTTTGAGTGTTTTGTGGTGCTCAACTCCTATGCGTTCCATAGTGTCGAGCATTTTGAGCATTTCAATAAGAATGCCGTGAGCCGCCCCCCTTAATTCTGGTTGGTATTTTTCATCGAGCATTTCTGTTAGTGCAGCAACCACTCCGGCTAATATGCAACCATAAAGGTCTGAGTCAGTTCCAGCCATTAGAATACCTCCTTCAGGGTAAGCGAGATACATTCGCATTTGTATTCAACATATCTCCATCCCTCTATTTCAGTCGTTTTCATTATTTTCATATCTTCCCTGCACTTCCTACACGAAAGAACAGGATTGGTGGTGTCGCCTTCGCCCATATTATTCTGTATGAATCGGCGGCTTATAGTAGTTCCGTGCTGCTTTTCGGATGGTCGAGGCCAATAAGGTTCAGTCCAATCTGGAATCATCCTTCCACCTCTCTCATAACCACAAACTCATCTCCTTCATAGGGTGGGTCAGTTAGAAACTCAATAGAGTTTTCTCCATCATAGACGAAGCCAACAACTTTATGTCCTGTTGCCTCAACTCGTTTTATACACTTAACGAAATCAAAGCAGCGAAAATAGAGCCCACTCTTTCTCACCTCATTAACGGCCACATCAGCAAACAGTCTTGTGTTTAGCAATTTTTCTTCAGTCATCATTCTTCCTCACTTTTATC